CCAACACTTATACCATAACGGTCACACTGTAAGAGGTAGGCTTCGGCTACCTGACGATCGGAGATGACTATGTCATCACCGAGAACCAGATAGTCGACGAACCATTCAGTCTTCCCGCACTCCATAGCGGAAACTTGAACTAGAAAATGATGTACTAAAGCCAGAGTGGCCCAAGACGAGTACGCACCCATTGGTTGCCCTCTCGTATATCGGACCCACTTCACGTTTGCGTAGGGAGCAGGTTCCCCATCTTTCCCAGGGTTCGTAAGAACCTTTGGTAGGTGATAGGGCCTGTCGACCAGGATCTTGGCCCAGAGATCGGCAGCTGTACGTCCAATCAGAGGTATTAACATTTCAATGTACAACTGGATGGGAATCCTATCCGTTGCACTTTTGAGATCGTAGCAGTAGTGTCGGGATCTCTCCCGACCTACTACGTATTTTCCCAAAACACCTTCTTGATCGAAGGTGGCATCCTGAGGAATCTTCCGCAGGATGGAAAATATATACTGATGAAAGGGGTATAGAAGCCACTGGGTCCAGATATCAACTATGGCCACAGGACGGACCTTCCCTGCTGCCTCTAGAATTAGAGCCAGCTTGGATAGTCTGATCTGTGGAGCCGACTGTGAAGCCCTGCCAGGGTTCACGTACGTAGAACGAATTCGACGTAATACTTGAGACGCTGTCGTCGCTGAATCATAGAAGGCAGAAAGGAAGCTCGGAGGATATTTTGTTTTCTCCTCCGGGTGCCAATCTGACTCTTTGGTCCAAAGACGAGCTAGGTCAGTCAGGTGGTTTCTTCCTGACTGAACCCAAGCTATAGCATCCCAGTAAAGTCCGAAAATCGCTGTACGTTCGTTAGGACCTGCCTTGATCGAAAAACGACCAAGAGCATGTCCTCCCTGGTAAGACTTAACAGTACCAAATGCTGATGTAAGGCGGTCCCAGACCTCTAGACAGAGGTCCGACCACGCTCCTACACCCCCAGTGAATGCAGGGCAGCTCACCGAATCTAGACACCCTTCCAACTTGTGAGGGGCTTTAAGTGCTTTATAGGCATTTAAAGTTGAAACCCACCACCTGATGGAGTCGGTATGTCCGGACCGGAGGAGCTGGCGAACTTCCCTGGGAAAGCATTTAGGTAGCCCACGTGTTAACCTAACACGTCGGCCAAGGCTATCTGTACTACTCAGAGGATCACCACCCAGATATGAGTATACCGTGAATAAGTATATCTTCATAAGCTGAATGGTGGAATTCATCCCCTGAGTGGTCCAAATCCGGATGACGTAGTTCGCAAACTCGGAGAGTAAACGAATACGAAAGCCAGGTCTACTCAACTCAACATAATGTGCGGTCTGACGACCCCACATGATGATGAGCTCAAACAGCTGCTTAGCTGTTTGAACGTCAACCATTCCTTCATCTACCTGCATCCCGATCTTGCTGAGGCGGTGGGGCAGCCACGATCTAGTGGCTGCTACCTGCCTCCATAGGCCGGAACGGATGTAAGGGGGTAAAGGGGCGGCACGCTTTGAGGAGATTTGGGGGGGTTTAGGGCTCTTTTTGCCGCTGTCTCCAGCGGGTAACGTTGATGGCGAGGGACTAGTTCCTTCTGCATCCAGAAGTTTTCTCTGTTCTGCTAGTTGATCACTAGTAGCCTTGAATCCTTCCGGAATCACGGTACCAGGGCGTGCGATCACCTTGAGTGGCATGTCGTTAGACAAACACACACGTTGTAAGTCTCTATAGTCTCTCTCAGTGAGATACATTAGAGCCTCGTTGTCGTTTGGATCGACAACCACCATAGGACGCTGCCTTTGCAGGTTCCAATCCACGAGGTACCGCCATTGATCGATTGTTCGGTCAAGTGCGTCAGTCGAAAGACTAGATTGCTTTAGGCGTGAGTACGCGTCGGTATGGATCCAACGAGCTTGGAGAGACGGGCCAAAAAGACGAGGGAATCCGTTCGGTATTATGTGCATATTTAAAGATATGTATACAGGTATCGTCCGGAACCTTCCTTTCCGTCGCGAGACGGGGGACAGGTTGGCGGAGGTGACGAGCCTTCGTCCATTTTCTCGCAAGAGTGTTAACTCGTACAATCCTATGGACGTCTTTGCTTGGTCGTAGGTGTTTTACACGCTGTAAGACATCCACGTCCATTCACCTGATGTCCTGATGGTTGTGTGCTTTGTGAGGGTATTCCTAATGGTCGGAGCTTGAGCGGAAGAACTTTCGCTTATAGCGCTTGCTATTCAGAAATACCATGCGGGTACTACCTTACTCTCTCGAGTAGATATTTCTGGAAGAGGTAAGACTCTTCTGGACTGTCCGCTCGTGGGGTACGTTACTCCCCACTCATTCAGCACTAGGGTAACTCTACGGAAGTTGTACCTCCGCCCCAACTCTTGCGAGTTGGGGAGGTTGATTGACTAGTTCAACCCTTAGCTCGGTATCTGTTGTTACCAAACACACATATCGGACTCTGGGGCTAATGGAGGATCGTGGGCATGCAGCGATCAACTGCCTGTATCCTAAGACGCCTCCCTCATATCCCTTACGGGTATATGCCAGGAGGAAGCTTAAGATGACATCAGTCACCAAAGCATGGTTCACACCTACGTTTGATAGCAAAGATCCGGTCCTGAGTCGTGAGGACTGGCACGGGTGGTGTCTGGTGAGACTGAAAATTGATAGCAGCTTGTCAGGCTGCTACTAACTGACAGAACCAGTCCTACCCAGGATTGGGGAATGAAGTTAGCCTCCTGAGGACTAACTATCCGAAGGATCCTGACCCGCTTACTGCGTAACAGTAGTCGGAATCAGAATGTTCTCCAGTCTCGCGACTGGCCCCGGTTCATAGCCGGG